GAAAAGAGGAGTTGCTGCTCTCCTTTCAAGTTTGCCAAAGTCCACGTTTTTTCATTTTGGCAACTCCTCTTCTTGGAGGTGGTGACGGCGAGAGACGAAGGAGGGATGACATGAAGGAAGAATCAAAAATAGGGATTTTGAATGAGAACAATTACACAAGATTAATTATTGAAACAGAAGAAGGGAAAAAAGTAGCAGAAGTTACATTGACCGATGCAACTCCTGCTGACGGTTATCGTATTCGATTAACTCCTAAATATGATTAACCTTTTGGTGGGTGTGGATCGTTTCCGTGACTATCACGGCTTTGAATTTTTCCATCTCTGCCATGAATAAATAGCTCAGATCCTTGATTTTTAGAAATCTCTCTAGCGATTTTTACTGCTTCTGATTTTGTATTAGTATGTGCAGTCGCTTTAGAATTTCCAGCACCTTTGACATTCCAACCACCATTGGAATTAGGTACAACATGTTGATTTTTTCCCATAGTTTTCACCTCCATTTCTATAGAAATATTTTATCAAATAGAAATGGAGAAATTCAATAAACGAAAGGAGAAGTGATATGGCATATACCTTGCAACAAGAACATCAAATTCTCGGTTTGATTAAACAACGCAGGAAACAATTACAAGATGACCGTGCAGCGCTTAGAAAAGCCGATGAGCTATCAGATAGGCAAGCTGAACTAATTGCTTCTGAACTTGAGGATTTGAGAATGCTAGAAATAAAAAATAGGGAGATTAGATTATGAAGAAGACAGACACACTTTTTATAGGATTCATTTTGGGGTTATTAGTGATTGTAGCGCACCAAAGTATTATCGGGGGAAGCTTGTTCGCAGCATTGATGGTTTTAATCAATCTGCTTGATTCAAAAGAAAGGAGCAACTATGGCACGAGAAGAAGCGCTAAAAATCGGTAAAGTGATTGCTGATAATCGGTGGGGAAATAGCCGCCCTATTATTTTAAGCAAGCAACATATCGAAAAGCAAAAAGCATGGCAACAAATAAAAAAGTGACTCTGCCAGCCAGCAAAGAGTCACATACAAATTTATAAAACTAGGAGAATTATATCACATGAATAAGAAAATTGAAAATCTTATCGAAGAATTGAAACGTGAATGCCAAAAGCAAGGTGTTTCTATTATTTGTACAGCCCAAAAAGAAGGGGAACTTAAAAGTCTCGTTTATGGTGAGACAACAGAAATTTTACTTTGTCTTGCTATGCAAGAAGAACATTTAGATGAAAATCTCCCATTGTCAGCACATATTATGCGTAGAATTGCTGTGGATGCTTACGAACAAGCGAAAAATGAAGAAGAAAATCAACCTTCAAATCATACTTTTGTTATTAATAACAAGGAAGATTTAGCTGATGTGATGACTCGTATTCTCAAGGGGGAATTTCAATGATGAATGAAAAAACAATTGATCTACTCATTATTTTATTTTTCACGTTAGTGATTGTAGCGAAAAGTTATGTAATCTTTGGCTTGTTATTCGCAATTACCATGCTTGTGCTTTGCGTGTTAGCAAGCAGAAAAGAGGTTAAACATGAACGAGTTAGCAAATCTTGACAACTATTTAACTGATCCTGATTATGCTAAACCACCATATGAAGCACCAATTGATGAGGAGGATGAAGATGAGTAAATCTACCTTAGAAATGAGCCATCAAGAATGGCTTGAAGACCGTAAGAAAGGCATCGGAGGTTCGGATGTTGGAACAATTTTAGGATTGAATAAATGGAAATCTCCTTATCAACTATGGCTAGAAAAAACAGGACAAGTAGTACTTGAAGAATCAGGAAGTGAGCCCGCTTATTGGGGTAATGTTTTAGAAGAAGTGGTTGCTAAAGAGTTTCAGGAACGTACAGGCAAAAAAGTACGCAGAAGAAACCAAGTATTTGAACATCCATTACATCCATTTTTAAGAGCAAATATTGATCGGGAAGTAGTGGGAGAAAATGCCATTCTGGAATGCAAAACAGCCAATCAATTTCTCGGTAAAGAATGGGAAGGCGAAGAGGTACCGCTTAGCTATCTCTGTCAAGTTCAACATTACATGAACGTTCTAAACAAAGACTATTGTTACATCGCTGTCTTAATCGGTGGTCAAAAATTTATCTGGAAGCGGATTGAACGAGATCAAGAGCTGATCGATACAATCACTGAACAATTAGTAGAGTTTTGGGAAACAAACGTTCTTGGAGGTATCGAGCCAATTATTGATGGTAGTCAAGCGACAGCTGATTTCTTGAAAGAGAAGTATGCAGATGTTGAAGACGTTCAAACGACGTTACCAATTCATTTCGATGAACTAGTTGAACAGAAAAACGAACTCAAACGGACTAAGAAAGAAATTGAATCAGCTATCCGTCAAGTAGACAACGAGATTATCAGCGAGCTAGGTAAACGTGAAGCCAGTATCGGTATCACTCAAAAAAACATCATCAGTTGGAAATTTGTCCGTACGAGACGTATGAACTCGAAGAAACTAGCAGAGAAATATCCAGATGTCGCAAATGATGAAGAGATTTATAACGTTACTGAATCAAGAAGGCTAACCGAAAGGGAGATCAAATAATATGGCAACAAATGAATCGTTAAAAAATCAATTGGCAGCAAAGCCACAGAAACAAGTTGCACCAGGTCAATTAGGACTTAAAGCTTTGATGAATACACCAACAATGAGAAAGAAGTTCGAAGAGGTGCTTCATGACAATGCTAATGCTTTTATGTCGAATGTTATGACTCTTGTATCTAATGACAGTTATCTTGCAGATAGTGAACCGATGTCTATCATGAGTGGTGCGTTAACTGCTGCAACATTAAATCTTGGGCTAGATAAGAATTTAGGTTATGCATATTTAGTTCCATTCAATAGTAAAAACAAGCAAACAGGAAAATGGGAAAAGAAAGCTCAATTCATGCTTGGCTATAAAGGATATATCCAATTAGCCCAACGATCAGGTAAATACAAAGCATTAAATGTGATCGAAGTTTACGAAGGAGAACTAAAAAGCTGGAACCGACTGACAGAAGAGTTTGAGTTTGATCCAAATGGTAGAACGTCTGATGAAGTCATTGGATATGTTGGCTATTTCGAGTTACTGAATGGATTCAAAAAAACTGTCTATTGGACCAAACAAGAAATCGAAGCTCATCGGATTGCTAACAATAAAGATCGCGATAAGACAAAGTTAAGTGGTGTGTGGGCATCTGATTACAATGCAATGGCACGAAAAACTGTTTTGAGAAATCTTCTTTCTAAATGGGGAATCTTGTCCATCGAAATGCAAGAAGCCACCACATCGGATGAGAGAGTCCAAAGGGTTCAAGAAGACGGCAGCATTATTGCTGAAACAGAAGTTGAAGAAGATATTCCTGAAAGAAAAGAAGCAGAGGTTATATCTGAAGAAAATGAAGATGTACAAACTGGATTATTTGATGCATCTAATCCGCCGTTAAACAAATAATGAGGGAGCTTTCTCCCTTGCTTTTCTAGAGGAGAAATACGAATGAACACAGGATATGTCAAATTACATCGAAAAGTGATGAATTCATTCGTTTGGACCAATCCTTATATGTATAAATTATGGAACTTGTGTTTGATGAAAGCGAGTCATGAGAATCGCAAGATACTTTTTAATGGAAAAGAGATACAAGTGAACAGCGGAGAATTCGTCACAGGGCGCGATGCTATCACATCTGAGATGAACGAAGGCGTGAAACGTGAACATCAAGTGAACAGCGGTTCTGTATGGAGATGGCTAAAACAATTTGAAAAAAACGGAATGTTGAACATCAAATCAACTACGAAATACAGCGTTATATCAATAAAAAACTGGTCTTTGTACCAAAGCAGTGAACAACAAATGAACATCAAACGCACAACAAGTGAACAACAAGTGCACACAAACAAGAATGAAAAGAATTATAAGAATGAAAAGAATAATAAAACATCATCGTCGCAACCACGCAAAAAGCGTGTTTACGACACCGACTCAGTTTACTACATTCTCGCGGAGGAGTTATTCAAACAGATTTGTCAGAATCAGGAAATCAAAAAGCCGAATCTGCAAAGTTGGGCAGATAACATTCGGAAAATGATCGAGATCGACAAGCGGACCGAAAACCAGGTACGGGGAATGATTGAATGGAGTCAGCACAATGTGTTTTGGGCATCGAATATTTTATCTGCTAAAAAATTGCGAGAAAAATACGACACAATGGCAGCGCAAGCAAATCGTGATTATAAAACAAAACAAACTAAAACGCTTGAATACGAGAAATTTAGCACAGATGAGTTGCCTATTTGAGAGGAGGCGTAGGCATGGAAACTGTTGGGGAAATCATGGAAAAGCTGATACAGAAAGTGCTTGTCCAACGTGGCGAATGTCCTGAATGCGGACAGCCTTTGTATGGATGGCGTACGAAGAACCCTGATGGCTCAGAACGTTGTAAGCCAACCTGTATGCAATGTGGGTATAAAGCATTGCGAGTTCAGGAAGACTTACAAACAGAACGAATTTACAACGAGAGCCTGAAAGCAAGAGCAATCAATTTTTTCAAAGGTGGTTCTGTTGTGCCTAATCAAGCGTTGTTTGATTGCACATTGCAGAATTATCAAATTGTCGATCAAGAAACAAGACAAGCGGTTGAAGTAACCAAACGCTTTGTTAATTCAGTCTTGTTAGGAAATCCAAGTCACCTTGTTTTAACTGGAAAACAAGGAACAGGTAAAAGTCACCTAGCGATGGCAGCGGCTTGGGAAGTCTTGAAGCGATCAAACTACGATAAAAAAATCTTATTTATCGGGTTACAGGAAATGCTGGATCAAATCAAATTTTCGTACAACAATCCTGAACTCAGAAAAACGATTGAGGGATCGTTGATTGCAGATATCAAAACAGCGGATTTAGTCATCATTGATGATATCGGTTCAGAACTAGGAAAAGATGCATCAGATAGTCGAGCGTTTGGCATAAACACGCTAAATTCGTTCTTGGATGCACGACAGAACCTAGCAACGATTATCACAACGAACTTGCTTGGTGAAGAACTGAAAAAAGCTTACGGTACGAGAACAATATCAAGAATGTTTGTCAACTCTGATGGATTTACGATGGTATTTTCTCAAACAGCAGACAAGCGCATAAAACCAGTGAAAGGTAGTATCGCATGAATAAATACCGTAATAAAAAAACTGTTCATCGAGGTATCAAGTTTGATTCTATCGCGGAAGCAGAGTATTACGATCTAGCCTTGTGGCAAGCTGAAGCGAATGGTTGGAAAGTGAAGCTCCAGGAAAGGTTTGAGCTGATGCCGAAGTTTGAACTAGAGGGCAAGAAGTATCGCAAGATCGAGTATATTCCCGACTTCACATTTTACAAAAGCGGCAAGCTGGTCAAAGTCGTAGATGTTAAGGGGATGCAGACAAAAGACTTTAAGATCAAGGCAAAGTTGTTCTGTCATCAATATCAAGTGCCGTTGATATTAGCCAAAAAATATCGGAATACGTTCAAGGAAGAGCGTTTTTAACGAGGTGGTCCATCATGACAACAGAAGAAGTGATTCAAATGCGAATTCGAAGCCTTCGGCGTGAGATTGACGATCTGGAACGAACAAAGGCAGTGATGGTCAATGAAACGGCTAGAAAGGCAATCGATTTGCACATAGAGAATTTAAGAAGGGAAATCCGTAGATTGGAGGAATGAGCGTGGATAAGGAAGCGGCTTGGCGAAAATTAATGTTGCTGATTCAAGATGAGAACTGGCAAGAAGATGAAGCAGTGGTTGCTGAAGTTCAGCGTCTAGGAAAGATTGCTAACGGACGTATACGAAAAAAGCCAGACAAAAGAAAACAGCGCAAAGGGAAAATCGTCGTTGTTTTACACGAAGGCAAAATTTTGATGCAAGGAACAGCTAGTGAGCTGTCTGCAGAAACTGGATATACGCGTGGGACTATTCGAACGTACGCTTGGCGAAATCACACCGATCGAAAAGGGCACGAATATAAGTATTTGGAGGAAGAAAAATGAACGAAAACAAATTAATCAAATTGGGTGTAGCAGGAGCAGTAATCGTAGGTATTGGAGTTATCGGAGGATTTAAGTTCTTCGAAAAAATCGATAATGGATATGTGGGTGTGCGCTATTCAATGAACGGCGGTATCAAAGATGAAGCACTGACGCAAGGTGTGAAATTTGTAGGGATTGACAAAGTGATCCAATATCCAATTCGCTTGCAAACTATCCAATCAAAAAATATTTCAGTATCTACAAGCGACGGCAAAAAGACAACGATTGATATCAAATATGACTACAAAGTTGATTCAACTAAAGCAGCAAAAATGTACAAGGAATTTGGGAATATCACTTCGGAAGATATCGAAAGTGGATGGTTAAAATCTAAGCTTCAAAAGGTCGCTCGTGAAGTTTATGCGAAATATAGTCTGCTTGATGTCCTTTCAGGAGATTCCTCTAAAGTTGAAGCTGAGGTATTAACGAACTTTGCTAAATCAGTTGAATCTAAAGGGTTTGAAGTCGAAGACGTAACACTTGGTGTTCCAGATGTCGATAAAGAAACACAAAAATCAATCGATGCGATCATTCGAGCTGGTCAAGAAAATGAAAAAGCGAAGCTAGACGCAGAAACTGCAAAAACTCAAGCTGATAGTGAAGCTTACAAGAAAACAAAAGCTGCAGAAGCAGAGGCAGAATCTAATCGCAAAGTCGCCGAATCAGTAACAGACAATTTGATTCGTTATGAAGAAGCTCAAGCTCGCAAAAAGCATGGATGGGTAACAGTAAATGGAGCAGATACTGTAGTTACGGATGAAGCAGGCAAATAATATGGGATTCTTTATGGCTAAAATTCTCTTGTTCTTAGGTTTAGTAGGAGCAGCATATCTCGTGTATGCGCTCCTTTCCCAAACTGATGACAAAGAAGATGACAACAACGATGAAATGAAATTTTAGGAGGAGAAATAATGGACGAACTAATCACAAAAGTAGAGCAGTGGGCTAAAGACAAGGGACTGGATCAAGCAGATCCAAAAGCACAGTTTTTGAAAGTAGCTGAGGAATTCGGGGAAATAGCTTCGGCGATGGCAAGAAGTAATGATGAACTATTTAAAGATAGCGTAGGAGACGTTATCGTCACGCTGATTATCCTTTCCATGCAAAAAGGGACAAACGTACAAGAGTGTTTAGAAATGGCATACAACGAAATCAAAGGACGCACAGGGAAAATGGTAGATGGTGTATTCGTGAAGTCGAGTGATTTGGAGGATGTGAAATGAAATACGAAATACCACTAAGTGAAGCGGGCATTCAAGCAATTATCAATGGTCGGGAGGTTAACATAGAACTTCCTGATGGTACTGAATTAGTCATCAGACAAAGTTATTTGAAAGATATGGCAGCTCCAGTATTAATTGATCGTTTTAACGTGACTGATTCTGTGGTAGAGAACCACTTAAAAGAATTTCGATCAAGTATAGACAACACTTTCAGATTAGGGAGTTGATTGACAATGAACACCAGACACCGCAGAGTAGCAAAACTAAGAAAACAGGAACTAAATGTACTAAAGACAAAGTTTGAAAAAGAATATGGAATTTCAGCAGAAGAAACATATAAAGTGGCAAGTCAGTTTGTTGCTGATGCAAGTGATGCTATTCGTAAGTTTGGGATTTCGATATTAAATGATGATCGTAAATGGGAGGAAATGAGATGAAACTAAAAGACGGATTTTACGCTAGTAGTCACGGCATCGGCGGTTTAATGCTAGATATGCCGACAAAGAACCCTAAAACACGTAAGAAACCAAAAGTCAAAGTCGGTGACATGGTTCGCTGTGAAGCAGAAGAGTTCATTTATCCGTTTCGTGGATATGTAGAACACGTCTATAATCACTCAGCGATCATTCGTATTGAAAACACAATGGAATGCGATAAGTGGTTAGCGAAAAGCAAAGAGAATTTAGCTGTAGCGAGATTGGTGGATATGGAGGTTATAAACAATGAAGTTTAAAATCTTTGAAGAGGACACTCGTTATAAATTAGAAAAAGAATTAAACGATTTTGCGAAAAACAATGAGATTCAGCATATATCTTTAGCAACTTCTAAGAGAGGTTATGCAAATTACTATGCAGCTGTTGTGAGCTATGTAAGTCGAGAAGTGTAACTCGGCAAATAAAAAAAGCCGGATCGCTCCGACTGATTCAATAAATCCAACACATTTATTATATCACATAAAGGAGCGGTTTGACTTGATGCAATTGTTACGAGAGGTAGATTTCAAACAGACAAGATGTAATGCGAGAGATGTGCTGAAGAACTTTCGGCGTTTGGAGCGGATGGCAGGTCGCTCTTTGATAGATATTAAGTCGCCGATTATTACGGATATGCCGAAGGCACCGAAGCACGGCAATAAGGCAGAAGACGCGATCATTCAAATGATGGATATAGAAGCGGAGAGAGACGCGATTCTAGTGGCTTTGATGGCTCTTAGTCTGATTAGTCGTCAGATACTCTACTACAGCTTCTGTGTGCCAGATAGCTTCTCAAACTACAGGATTAGCCGTGAAGTGGGTTATTCAGAAAGAAGCATACAAAGGATGAAGTCGGAAGCTCTAATAGAGTTTGCAGAAGCGTATAAACACGGAAGAATAATTGCTTATAAATAGGGGGACCATATAATGTGGAAAGATTATGTATCGTTGAAAGAGTTGAAAAAAGATCTTGTTTTCAAAAGAATTGTAGAATGGTCAGAGAGTGAATTAATTTTAGAAGATGGAACCAAAATGGAAGTTGTATGTAGCGAATCAGATTGCTGCGCATGGGCCGAAGGTGAATTCAAAAATGTAAAGCTTGATGCAGTGATTACAGATATAAAGATTTTTGATAAAGGTAACCGTCTCTATAATGGTGACGGACATACCTCTTATGCTGAAGTCGTTGTTTATCATAATCGTAATGAGATCGCTAAAGCAGAATGCACAGCGAATGATGGGAATGGCGGCTACTATTATAGTGTTTGTGCTTTAAAGGTCAAAGACAAACTTTGTATAGTGACTGACGCATAAAAAAATGGCGGTTTTTTGGCGGAATGATGGCGGTTTTTAGCCATTTATCAGTGATATTATGGTAGTGTCGAAAGATTAGTGATAGGTCTGAGACAAAATAATAATAAAAGGAACATCGTTTTATTATTGTTTCACAATTAAGCTTCGATAGACAGCAACGGAAATATTAAGAATAAGGATGTGAATTTTAACTCCTTCTAAATTGTTCTTATTATCTATCATCCGTTGCTGTCTATTGTTACATACAGATCGCTTAGGCGGTCTTTTTATTTTGGCCGAAAACCTACATTTTCGATGGCCGATTATTGGAGGAGGAATAGCATGTTCAAACTATCTGAAATCATTAAGAAGTCCGACGTTGAGAAATTAGAGATGTTAAAAAAGAAGTTGAAGAAATAGCAGTCTCTTCGTGAGGCTGTTTTATTTTGCTCACAAAAATAGACCACTATCGGGTAATAGTGGTCAGGAATTAAATGAAAAAGATGTTAGGGTTGTTAGCTAAGTATAACATCATAACGCTTACAAAACAATGCAAGAAGGATAAATTATTATGAGAACTTACTGGTATGTGTCATTAAACAATAAATATCCGAAGCCAATGAAAGGACAGCATAGGCGTGTAGTCATGTCTGTTCAAATGAAGGCGAAGTATTCGATTGTAGAAATGATCAGAGAGGCAACGCCAGTAGAGATTGATTATTGCAAGCTAGTCTATTGTGGGTGCGGCCGTTGGAAAGAGGATCATGTACAAAAAAATATCAGCAAGTACATATAGAGAGGCGGTGATTAAGGATGGAAAAAAGCGATACGAAAGCGAACAGATACAAACCTACTGCTGCAGAGAAAAAACTCTTGGAAGTATTGATAAATCCAGATAACTTAGGCAAACCGGTGCAAGAGTTGTGTTCACTGGCGAAAATAGGTAGGACCAAATATTACGACGCCATGAGCAAAGATGGCTTTGTTGATCTAGTTAACGAAACAACAATGGATCTGATCAAAGGAAAAGCTTCTGATGTCCTTAATGCCACTTACAAGTATGCATTGACTGAAAAAGGTCATCAGGATAGGAAAATGATTCTGACTATTGCTGGAATCTATGCAGACAAACAAGAACTCAAACATTCTGGCGGCGTCGATATCCGAAAACAGTATGAGAAAATGTCCGATGAAGAATTAGAAGAGTTGGTGAAACGGTATGAAAAAATCAACGACTCTTAATCGTGTTGAGTATGCCGTTGTTCAAAGAGAGCTAGCCATTCGAAAAGCTAGGAAAAGTTTTTGGCTATTCTGCCAGCTTCTTTATCCAGAGTTTTACAAAGATGATCGGTTGTATTTGAAAGATTTATGTCATACGCTACAAGATTTTTACGAAGATAAAATCGACAAAAAAATTTTGGTTATTAACATGCCGCCTCGACATGGGAAGACTTTTACAGCGCGGCTATTCGTTTTATGGATGTTTGGACAAAATCCAAAGACGAAAATTATTACCGGATCTTATAACCAAATCCTGTCATCTTTATTTGCGCAACAAACACGTGATGGAATCATGGTTGAAAACGAAAATGTTAAGGCTGAATACTTTAAAGATATTTTTCCAGAGGTGCAAATCAAATATGGAGATGCTGCAAAGGGTTTCTGGTCTTTAGATGGTTCAGAAGAAAAGAATTATTTAGCGACTTCTCCTGGTGGAACATCCACTGGTATTGGCGCGAATTATGTAATTGTTGATGACATCATTAAAACCGCAGAAGAAGCCTATAACGAGCGTGTTTTAGATTCTCACTGGGAATGGTATAACAACACGTTGGCCCAACGAATGGAACGGCCACGTAAACAGATATTGATTATGACACGTTGGTCAAGTAATGATTTAGCCGGAAAAATGTTGACGAGACGAAAAAATAATGTTCATCAGATCTGTTATAAAGCAGTACAAGAAGACGGCTCGATGTTGTGCAACGAGATTATGACCCACGATGAGTACTTAGATGTGGTACAAGAAATGAATGTAGATATTGCAGAAGCCAACTATCAGCAAGAACCAATTGACCAAAAAGGCAGGCTATATCAGAAGTTTCTTACTTATGATACGTTGCCTGATAACATTATCAAAATATGGAACTACACCGACACCGCCGACAAGGGTGCCGATTACTTTGCGTCTCCTGTTTTTGCTGAGACGTCTGATCATGATGCTTATATTATCGATGTCATGTATACAAAAGAGCCGATGGAAACAACTGAAATAGCCCACGCTAATATGATTATTCGCAATCGAGTTAATAAGGTACGGATTGAAGGAAACAATGGCGGGCGTGGATTCAGAAGAAATTCAGAAAGAATTACAAAAGAGCGAGGCTATCGAGGTGCAGTATTTGAAGACTTTCATCAATCGGATAATAAACTGTCTAGAATACTGGCGAATAGTGCTTGGGTGGAAAATCATGTTTACTATCCAGATGATTGGGCGACACGTTGGCCGGACTTTTATGAGGCTATGGTTAGTTATCAACGTGAAGGTAAGAACGCTCATGATGATGCTCCGGATGCAGTTACAGGAATTGCAGAAACGATTATAGAAGCAGATGACTTCGAGTTTATTGCTTATTAGGAGGTGGGTCTTTGTTTTATTCTGGAATCACATTGAAAAAATACAAACGTTTAAGAACGAAATATTCAACGCAAATCGAAGAAGGATTATTCGATCCTAACGCTTTTATGGAAGATATGAAACCCTTTTTCGATGATCGAGAAAGAAAGTATCTTGCTTATACTAGCGAGAAAAACGAGATCGACAGTCGTGAGAAACCAAAAACAAAAATCATTAAGGTCAATAACAAGATTCATGCGGGAATGTATTCAGTGGTCGTTGATCAAGCAGTTAACCATTTCACAGGAATACCAATTAAATGGGATTATGATGTTTCGGAACAGAAAAGGACATTCATTCAACGAATGAGAGACAAATTACTGGGTAATGATATCAGCGCCCCTTCTACCCCAGAAGAATTTGAAACACTCACGAGACAATTAAGTACTATGCGGTTTGGAATGTTAGACCCCGATACTGCAACATTTCAAGGAGCGACAGGGCTTGCTTTCAGATTACTGGAGCCTGTTGAGACAAATGATGGTTGGGAACTAAGAGCAAGCAACATTGAGCCGTGGAAAGCTGAAAAGTACGAAAACGGCGCAGTGTACATTAAAGAGAAATACGATCCATATCAAAAGAAGTTTTATGAAGAGATGAAGGTTGTCACGCCGAAATCAATATTTACTTATGCTCGATATACTGATTACCCTGGCACGGTACAAGGAGCATTTAAAACGCTGGGTAATGTTCCTAATCCTTTAGGCGTTATCAATCTTACGGAGTTTAAAAACAATACAAACCGTTACTGTGACTTTGAAGTTGCAGAGGAGATTAGTGATGCTATTGATCGTGTTTTATCTGATCAGCAGAACGAGATTGAACAATTCAAGTTAGCTTATATGCTGATCACTGGGGCAGATTTGTCCGAGGATAAAGCCAAGAAGATGATGGAGCAACTAGGGATCATCAATCTGAAAGACCCTAATGCGAAAGCCGGCTACGTGACAAAGGATCTACAAAAGGATTTCAACGAGTATCATTTTGATCTTCTTAAAAAGCAATTCTACACGGTGTGTAAAGCAATTGATTTCAATGACGAAGTCTTTAAGTCGAATAGTTCTGGGGAAGCCCGAAAGTGGCAAATCATTAGTTTAGAAGCTAAGACAAATACCAAAGAACAGTACTTTCGAGAAGGATTGAAAGAGTGTGCCGAGGTTATGGCTGCTTATTTGGATTTTGCCGAGAAAGTTACAATTGATCCGGAAAAGATCATTTTCACCTTCTCTCGTTCGCTTCCAACAGATTTAAGCTACCTAGCTGAGGCATTGCCTAAGTTGGCACCATACGTTTCTAAGAGGACGATTCAAAGTCAGATCCCGTTCGTCACAGATGTTGATTATGAAAACGAAATGATTGACGTCGAAAGCAGACAATCTTACCCAGACGGCGAGTATGGAGGTGGCATCGTTGAGTCAAATAGAAACGAAGTACTGGACCAAACGTCGAGAACTGGAAGATTTAGCAAGACTCAAAATGGAAAATCAAACGCTAAAGAAACTAAGTAGTGTCTTTCCTGATGCGTTGAAAGAAATTCAAGCGGAGTTATTATCCCAAGCTGATTTACACGATATTACCTATGCTGAGATGATGGAATTTTATAGTACAAGTGATCAGAAAAAATATCGTGAATACGTTGAAAAGAACTACAAATCACTGAAGATGTATGATGCAAAATACAAAGAGTTCATCGAAGAATACTTTCCTTCTTTCGACTACGCCAAAGTGAATCGGCTGCTTCAAATGAGGTCAGATATTTTTCGAATTCTTGCAGAGAGTGCAATAGATGCAGATGTGAATAAATATTTTTCGGATCGGTTAGAAGATATCTTGCAACGTTCGTATGTATCAAACGCAAACGTATTTGCCCAGATTTTGAACGTAGATTTGCCGAATTACTTATCAAAGGAAGAACTTGAACGTTACCTGAACTATCCTTGGTCAGGTAAGACATTCTCGCGTCGTTTATGGGGCAATATTTCATCTCTAGAACAAAAGCTATCTAACGCCATTACAACTAGTGTAGCAAGTGGCGAAGGAGTTCTCGTGGCATTACGAACAATGCGAGAAGACCCAGAAATATGCGATATGTTCAAAAGGGAGGAATCGAAGTACAACAAGGCGATCGAAAATCTTGTGAGAACAGAATACGCTAAATTCGCTCAAGATGGTATTGAGAAATCTTATATTGAAACTGGCGTAGACGAATACAATGTCTTAACTGCAAAAGATGAAAAGGTATGTTCAATATGCGGTGGCAAAGCAAAGAACAACCCATACAAGTTGAGTGAAGCGATCATTGGTGAGAACCGTGCGCCTTTTCATGGCCGATGCAGATGTACAGATGTTCCTAATATGCCGAAATTAGGAAAAGATATTGACGAAGAGTATGAGCGTTTATTTGGCGATTTATTAGATGAGTTTGCACATGATTCTTTTGGAATTAATTTGAAACGGAGGAAGTAGAATGAAAGATTTTTTTGAAGCAGTACTAACAATTAATGTAAATGCTGATATTGCAGAAGCCTACAAAACAGCTATTGAGTCTGAGAACCATCCTAATGGCTTGAGAGACCATTGGAATGGCAATTATGCCTACGTGGTTATTGGCGATCAAACTGTTAATTATCAAGATAATACTCCAGTTGATAAGAATACCGTTAA